TCACTTCCCCTTGGCGGATGGAGGCTTGCGCTTGTTCATTTGCTTAGCTTCCCAGAATAGTCCTGTGAGCACATCCTTGATCCGCCGTTTGTCTTCCTCATCAAGCGGGATGCCGTCGAACATCAGCTCATCATCTTCTTCAAGCATTTTTTTGAAGTCCCGGCGGTCTCTGGAGGTGGCCCAGGCTGGAGAGCCGGCTGCGGCCTCCTCGCTCGCGTTGTGTTCAAGATATCCTGCCTGCCTCATCATCTCGGCGTAGGGCACCGAGAGCGCGTCGGCCAGCTTGCGGATCGTGGCCGGCTTCGGTATGCCGCGCAAGCCGTTCTCAATCCGAGATATTTGTGAATTGCTGATGCCTGCCGCTTCAGCGAGCTGATTAATGCTGACCTCTTTTTGTTCTCTTAACTGTTTCAGGTATTTTCCGAATGAAGGGTTTTCCACGTTGACGGACACTCCTTTATACAGGATCCTAATCATAACGCAGGCAAGCATTCATGCTGCCAGCTTATCTAATACTATAAAACTGTGATACTAAAAGGTAAAGAAAAATGGCAATAATCATGCCAAAAGGCATAGAAAATGAAAGCACAGCCACTTTTTTTGGTGAAAACGGACTAATATGCAGTTTGGTTCGTTCACCATAAAGTGGTATGTTATGGTTATACACGAACAAAAAGCGAACAAAATGTAAACCTTCTATTGTGCCTCGTGAAGAATCAACATTTCGGAATGACAGCAGAGGTCCTTCATTGCACTTAAATCATTGCCAAAAGGCATAGTAAAGGAGACTGGCTGATGAATATTTATTTACCTGAATTGGACCGCCGCAAAACACAAGCTGCCCTGGAGGCTGTGTTTGAAAAATACCGCATTTACAAAACGATCACATTCATGGACCGTGAAGTGTCCGTAACGGCCTCTTATACAGACAGGCCCCACGGCCCGACGAATCTGATATCCGATTCCACTGCACGCACCGCCATATATAATGTAGATGCCCCTGCTGCAAGAGCCGCTTATTGCGATACGGTGGACAGCATCGTGAGCCGTCTAAATGAACGGGAACAGTTGTTGATCAGGGAACGCTACCTGAAGCAGGACGATGTGTTCGATTATAAAATTTACAATCATGTCTTTGATCCGCCGGTCAGCAAGGACACCTATATGAAAATCCGCGCCCGTGCTTTTTATAAAATGGCGCTGGCTCTTGCGGATCTCGGCTGGATGAAGCTCGACGATTTATACAAGAAAGCAGCAGCAAAATAATATGTAGAGAAGAAAACAGAACCGGATTGGCCGTGCAGGCTGATCCGGTTTTTTCGCCTCTGGACCAGCTGAACATATTGTATCACAAAATTACGAACATTTGTTCTTCTTTTTGCCGACGATGGTTGTCGTTATTTCGGTCGATATCCGTGCTTTTAAGCGTCAGCGTATACGTTTGGAGGGTGTAAGATTATAGCATCGGGAATGAAGGCAAGGGACACCAAACGTTCAGGAAGCTTATTCCGCAAGGCTGCTTAGTGCAAGCCGCTTCACCAGTGGTGAACTCTTCATTTTCCGAAAGTTAGCTTCTTCAAGTACGTTGAAGAGCTTTTAAATGACTGAGGGTGATGCTCGGTCTAAAAATGTGAAAGGAGGAGTTCCATGAATGCTGAGCTTATGACACAGGCTTTTAAAGCTCATTTGGAAAATAATTTTCCGGATTTGAGAATTGGAGCTTATATCAGCGGGCAAACGAGCGATAATGATCTAGGTTATCATTTGGCGAAAATTGCATTTACGAGGGAACGCAGTGACAGGCTGGTGGGACTTTACAGCTTTGAAGTGTACGTTTCTTCAACGGGACAGAGCTCTCAAGAGCAACTGGTTGACAGACTCATTGAGGCATTGGAAACCCTGGATCAGGGAGAGCTGTTTTGCCGAGCGAGAGAAGTGATTTGGGAGCATCAAAATTTAACATCAAAAGCTACCGTGGTTTACATGATTAGGTCAATCAGACAGCGGGAATCTGCAGTGAAAATGCAAAGCATGGATCAGAAATCGTTAGGAATCAAGTGAACATAATTTCTTTTCAAAGATTTGGAGGACATAAAATGGATACTAAAAAAGCGGTTAAAGCTTCTGAAGCCAGCATCACTGAAGGATCGGTCCAGACTCAATACACTAAAGGGCAGTTTGTAACATCAAACCACTTTAGCGCGCTGGAGAAGGATGTTCTGGCAGGACTTATGCAAGAAGATAAAACTTACACATTGGAGCAGGCAAATAAAATGCTTGCCCAGTTTCTGACTAAGGAGGCATTCTAATGGCTGGAGGAACATGGACTGTACAAAACAAGGTACGACCTGGTGTATATATTAATTTTGTATCTGAGACAAATTCACTAGGGACATTGGGTGAGCGGGGAACGGTAAGCATGGCACTTCCGCTGTCCTGGGGAGAGCCCAAAAAGATCATTACGATTCAAGCCGGAGAAGATCTCAAGGATAAGCTTGGCTATGATATTACCTCTTCTCAAATGCTAGTCATTCGCGAAACGCTAAAAAGAGCAAAGACTCTGTTACTGTATCGCTTAAACGAAGGGGTTAAAGCTTCTGCTACGATCGGTACGCTTCTGGTAACAGCTGTATTTGGTGGTATTCGCGGTAATGATATCTCTATTGTTATCACCCCAAATATTAATGATGATACTAAATTTGATATTGAAACCTTCCTTGCCGGTGAGCGAATGGATGTTCAATCCGTTGCATCTTTGGAAGAACTGAAAAGCAATGAATATGTTGTATTCCAGGGTGAGGGTCAGCCTGAACTGACAGCTGGGGCTCCGCTTAAGGACGGCACGGATGGTACTGTTTCTAATCAGGACCACACCACCTATTTGCAAGCTCTTGAAGTCATGGATTTCCAAACCATTGCATTGGTATCTGATGATGCTGCCCTTAAATCTGTTTATGCTGCGTATGTTAAAAGATTGCGTGAAACAGAAGGCAAAAAAATTCAGGCCGTGCTGGCTGATTATACAGCTGCTGACCATGAAGGTATTATCAGTGTTAAAAACGGGGTAACTCTGACGGATGGAACTGTTTTGTATGCCAAACATGTAACAGCGTGGGTTGCGGGTGCAACGGCAGGAGCAGCTGTGAATGAGTCCCTTACCTACCAGGCATATGATGATGCTGCAGATGTTAACGGTAAGCTGACAAATGCTGAAATGGAAGCAGCGCTGAAGCAAGGTCAGTTTGTTTTTACTCCTAGCAATGGTAAAGCGGTAGTAGAACAGGATATTAATACATTTACGTCTTTATCCCCTGATAAAGCTAAACATTTTTCCAAAAACCGTGTAGTGCGGGTATTGGATAGTGTTGCGAACGATTTGAAGCGCATTTTTGAATCCTATTTTATTGGTAAAGTCAACAATAACGATGACGGCCGGAACCTGTTCCGTTCTCAGTGTGTATCTTATCTGAACGATCTGCAAAACATCGGTGCAGTGCAAAACTTCAATTCCCAAACGGATATTCAGGTTTTGCCAGGTACTGAAAGTGACAGTATCGTAGTGGAGCTGTCCGTACAGCCGGTAGATTCTGTTGAAAAAGTATACATGAAAGTGAAGGTGGCTTAAGATGGCATTTTTGAAAGCTAGTGATACGATTTCCGGACAAGAAGGACGCGCATACGCCACAATTAATGGCCAAGTCGAAGAAATGTTCTATGTAAAAACGCTGGAAGCTACTGTTGAGAAACAGAAGGCTGAAGTAAAGACGCTTGGGCGCCGGGGGGTTCAGCATAAGGCTACCGGCTGGTCTGGTTCTGGTTCAATGACGATTTTTTATATGACTACGCGCTTCCGGCAAATGATGCTTGACTATATGAAAACCGGTGTCGATCAATATTTTGATATTGAGGTTACAAATGAGGATCCTACGTCTTCTATCGGTAAGCAAACTGTGACTCTTAAAGGAGTCAACCTGGATAGTGTCATTATGGCTTCTCTTGACACCGAATCAGATGCACTTGAGGAAGAGGTAAGCTTTACATTTGAAGACGTCGAAATTGCCAACGCCTTTAATGCACCTGCTTAAGCTGCTGGAACGTTAAAATAAAAAATGGCCCGTAATATAAATTTGCGGGCCAAATTTATTATAAATCACGGAGGTAATTATGAGTAATCTGAGTCTCTTTTTCGCACAAAATGTTCCTGTAGATACTATCGAGGAATTCATCGTTTCGGATCGTTTTAAAGATGAGAATGGAAATGCGGTAGCCTGGAAGCTTCGCAGTATGACCGAAGAAGAAAACCAGGAATGTCGTAAAGCGGCTACCCGCAAAATTAAAGGCAAAAACGGAGTGTACACCCCAGAAATTGATCCGAATGATTATATGTCTAAGCTAATGACGGCTAGTGTTGTTTACCCGGATCTGAAAGACGCCGAATTACAGCGTTCCTATGGTGTTCTCGGAGCGGATTCTCTGCTCCGTAAAATGTTGCTGCCAGGCGAATATGCCGCTCTTGGTGAAAAAGTACAGGCGCTTAATGGGTTTAACCGGGATATGAATGAGCTGGTAGATGAAGTAAAAAACTGATTAAAGAGGGTGATAGTGAAGCGAACTTGGCTTACTATGCCCTCCATGAACTTCATATCCTACCACATCAGCTGTTGTCATTCTCCCAGCATGAACGAGCCGCCATTTATGCTATGATTGCAGTCCGAATCGAAAATGAGAAGCGCGAGCAGGCTAAGAAGAGAGCGAGAAAAAAATAAATAAGAAGGAGGGGAGGGCATGGCGGATGGAACGTTCGCGGTTCCTTCTACGGGTGGTAAAGAATGGGATTCCGCAAATAAGCAATTAGAAAAGCTGTTTCAAAATGTTAACAGTTTTCTAAATCAACACAAAAAAATGCTGTCTATCATGGATAGCGTCATAAAAGGATATGCTGAAGTAACCAAAACGGCACAAGAAGCTGTCCAAGCCCAGAAGAAATCGAATGAGGCAATTCAACTGACAACACAAGCTCAAGCAAAACTAACTGAAAGCATGAAGCAAGGGGCCGAGCAGGTCGACAGATTTTCCAGAATGGTTAACTCGATAAAGGATTTTAAAACGGAGCAAAAAACTACAATTGTCTCTACCGGAATCAAAATAGGTTTTCCTTATAGCGATACTGGTATTAATGGCGGTACGGTGACTACTGGTACTTCTTCAACTGTCGGCACTCCTGCAACATCTGCTCCTCCAAAACCCAGTATTCTCACTAACCTAATAAACCTTTTTAAAAATATAAAAACTAATAGTGGAGTTTTTTTGCAGTCTCAATCATTGGGAGAGAAAATGATTAGGAATGCAGCCACTGAGGAAGATAAACAAGAGTGGAAGGGCATTGGAACTAAAGCTAATCAATCTTTGGGCATGGCAGGCGAAGGAGCTATGCAATCCCTCAGGCCTGTTTTGGACATGTTGAGTACTGCATTGGATTCCGGACAATTTGATAAAATACTTGGTATGTTGGGCGGGGGCTTTATGCTTGTAGCTGAGGCCATCGGTTGGATTGTAACTGGATTGCTCAATCTAAGTTCTTTGATTCAACAGAACTGGGATTTGATAGCCCCAATCCTGGAAGCCATTGCACTTAGATATTTATATGGAATAACAATTCAGTTGTACACTATGGCTGCAGCTTGGTTGAGAACTTGGTTGACGGCAAGTTTGCCGATAATGCTTGTTGTGGCTGCCATTGCACTCGTAATAATAATTTTACAACAATTGGGTGTTTCAAGTGCTACAATTGTTGGTTTTATCATGGGGGTAATATTTGCACTAGTTGCTACAATCATGAATTATGTCGCAGTAGTATGGAACTTTTTTGCAATGTTAGCGGATTTCTTGGTTAATCTCTTCATCGACCCTATATATGCAGTGAAGAAGCTGCTATATGATTTTATTCAGGAATTCTATGCTGTTCTGTATAGTATTTTCAATGGAATTGAGGGCTTTCTGGGAGAATTCATGCTTGTTGTCAATAAGGGGATTAATTTTGTACTTGAGGCTATCAATAAAGTTCTGCCTGCCTTTAATAATATATTTGGCACAAATTATGAGCCAATTAAACTACTTGATGAAAACAATTTTCACGCTGTCAGCGATAAGATATTGGATGTAATGAACTCGATTCCGGAGCCAACAAGTGATAAAGCTGTTTTTGCATCAAAGCGTCTAAATTATCAGAATGCTGTAGAAGCAAACAAGACTGGATCTGCTCTGGGCGCAAACTTGGCCAACAATATTTCTAACTATACGAAGGGTTTTTCTGCAAAAGGTCTGAATAGTAATGGTGGAACGAGTGGTACTGCCGAGAATGCAATAAGTCCTACAAAGCTTCCGACTACATCCCCTTCTATTGGACTAAATACGATTTCCAATGTGGGTCATGTGGGTAGTGTAGGGAAAGTGGAGGATAAGGTTGATATCTCAAGTGAAGATCTGAAAATGATGCGTGAACTGGCTGAATTAAATGCTATTCAGAATTTTGTAACTCTTACGCCAACCGTACAGGTAACAACGGGGGATATAAACAGTGGAGCGGATTTGAACACAATCATGACCCGAATTAGTACAGTGCTTCAGGAAGAGTTGGTGTCCACTGCTGAAGGGGTGTATACGTAATGGAAGAGTATGGGTTCTTTCTAACCTATAACAATCAAAGCGAAGTTATTCGTCTGCCGGTTAATCCTGAGTCACTTGAGCTAAAATCCGGAGTAAACGGGAAAAGCTACTCCATAGTAGATTTTGGGGAGATCAATACGATTCAGTTTACCAAATTGCGTGAAATCAGCTTTAACAGTTTTTTTCCTGCGCAAAGTTATCCCTTTGTCGTTGGTGAACTACGAGAACCGCTCTATTATATTAATATGATTAAGAAATGGATGGAGTCCAGGAACCCCATCCGTTTTGTTTTTTCGGGCATTACTTCAACTGCTGCAACTAATAGCACAGAAGATGTGCTGCTTGACGCAGGACTTACGGGTACTGGGACATTTGCCATTAACATGGCCGCAAGTATTGAAAGCTTTGACTGGAGCATTACTGCCGGTTCTCAAGATGTAGACTACTCGATTTCGCTTAAAGAGTATGTATTTTACGAGCCACGTAAGGTATTAATATCAACCTCCAACACAGAAGCAAAAACAACGGTTACTCAGAAGCGGGCATCGGATAAAAATAATCCTAAATCCTATACTTTGAAATCTGGCGACAGCCTTTGGAGTGTTGCCAAAAAAACTTTGGGAGATGGAAGTAGATATAAAGAGATCCAGAAAGTGAACAATATTGCAGACAGTGAATTGAAAAAACTGCCGGTGGGTAAAGTTCTAAAGCTTCCATCCAATTGAGAGGAAGGTGAGATCAGGTGAATATTGTTCTTGATAATCGCAATGGTCTAGTCTGGGATATCTCTCCCATGACCTCGGAAGTTTCCTGGAAAACTACCCGCACTGGTAATCCGTCCACAGCAGATATTACTCTGATCAATGATGCCGCACGACGGAACAAAGCATTCACCGTCAATAACGGTGATATCGTCCGCATAACTAAAGATAATCTTAATTTATTTTATGGTTATGTTTTTACGGTAGATACGGGAAATGACAGGCAAGTCAAGATTAAAGCCTATGATCAGATCAGGTATTTGATGGGCCAGGGAACCTATGTTTTTACAAATGTCACCGCAGATGAGGTCATTCGCAAAGTAGCTAATGACAATGGGCTTGCCACAGGCAGCCTTGATAAAGGAGAATATGTGATTCCATCGATGGTGGAAGATAACAAGAAACTCCTGGATATAATCTTGAAAGCTATTGATTATACCTTGGCTTACAAGACTCAATATCTTACTTTTTATGACGACTTCGGCAAGCTGACGCTTAAAGCAATGAACTTTACCCCTAAGGTAGTACTCGGACCTAAACAGGATCTGACCGGTTATTCCATAAAGAAAAGCATTGATGATGAAACTTATAACCGGATCAAGCTGTACAAAGACGATAAAGATACGGGCCGCAGGCAGGTCTATATCGTACAGGACAGCGCCAATATCGCCAAATGGGGGCAATTGCAGTTATTTCAAAAGGCAGATGATAACTGGAATGAAGCACAAATCAAGGAAGGAGCCGCCAAGCTGCTGACCCTGCATAACCGGGAAAAAACAACTTTTTCCATTGACTCGATCGGTGATCTGAATGTAAGAGCCGGAGATGTTGCTGCTATTATCTTGGAGGATTTTCCCGAGCAGAAGCTGTTTGGGGTTGAGGAGTGTACGCACAAATTCGCAGGGGGGGAGCATACGATGTCTCTCACACTCAAGGTGGTGTAGTAAATGCTGGATATTATCAAAAAGGCAAGTCTGGGAGCCGTATCAAGCGCAAACCCTGTTCATGTTTTATTTGGAAGCGTGGTAGGGACCAATCCATTAGAAATCAATATAGACCAAAGATTTACTCTCCCTCGCGAACTTCTGATCCTTCCAGAATCAGTTGTGGACCAGGAATGGGAAAGCGGGGACAAGGTCCTGCTTTTACGTGTTCAGGGTGGAGAAAGATACGTTATTCTTGATCGGGTGGTGGATGAATCATGATTCCTCAGGGTGGACAGTTTACAGCAGATTCCAGTGAGGAGGAGTTTGAAGTAAGCTTGGAGGAAGGACAAAGCTTAACTTACCGTCTTGATTGGATTACAAATAGAATTGCCGGGCGAATCGATGAATTGGAAGCAGTGAAGCAGGCTGTATTAAAAATCTTATTAACCGAAAGATATGAACATCTTATTTACAGCTTTGATTATGGTACAGAATGGACAAATATTCTAGGGAAAGACAGGTTGTGGGTGCAATCAGAACTGAATCGTGTGATAACCGAGGCTTTAATGCAGGATGACCGTGTAGAAGATGTAGTTAATTTTCGACTATCTTGGCAGGGGAATGATGCAATTGCCCGCTTTACAGTAGTTTCAAGCTTTGGCGACTTTTCAATGAGCAAGGAGGTATCTGCAAATGTATGAGTCACAGACGTTTGAACAAATATTGCAGCGTATGCTCGACCGAATACCGGACACGATCGACAAGAGGGAAGGGAGCATTATTTATGATGCGATGGCTCCTGCTGCTGTAGAATTGGCTCAAATGTATGCCGAATTGGATATAAACGCCAACCTGAGATTCCCCGATACGGCTTCAGGAGATTATTTGGATCGCAGCATCGCCTGGTCAGGAATTCAACGGAAACAGGCTACAAAGGCAAGATTATCAGGATTCTTTTGGGATAAGGCCAATCAACCACTCGATGTTCCGATTGGCAGCCGCTATTCGCTAAGTGATCTTAACTATAAGGTCATTGAGAAGCTACAAAAAGGGAATTTTATTCTTGAATGTGAAACTGTAGGGATTATTGGTAATTCCTTTTTTGGTCAACTGCTGCCCTTGGATTATATCACCGGCCTGGTTCGTGCAGAACTAACAGAATTGATTCTGCCAGGCGAAGAGATTGAAAACGATGAGGGTTTATATGAGAGATATCAGGACAAAATTACCAAGCCGATTACCAGCGCTAATCGCTATCAATATGAGCTTTGGGCAAGAGAGATTTCCGGTGTAGGAAAAGCTAGAGCTTTCCCGCTCTGGCAGGGACCAGGGACGGTAAGAGTTGCCTTGTTGGATAACAACATGGGACGACCAGCGGATGCTGTGATTCAGGAGGTTCAGCAATATATTGACCCTACTCAGGATGGTAAAGGTGAAGGAGTGGCGCCGATTGGTCCGGTTGTAACCGTAGAGGGGGCAACCGAAATTGCTATAGACGTTTCTGTTGATGTGACTTTAGCGGAAGGGGCGAGTGTAGAATCGGTGAAGGAAGCGATTGAGGGGGGTGTCAGTGATTACCTGAAGAGCCTGGCATTCAATGATACACTGGTTCGCTACACCCGCATCGCTAACGTGATTCTGGATATTCCAAGAGTTATCGATTATGCGAATTTAAAGGTCGGTGATCTTGAAGGGAAAAATATACAGATAAACGAGGATGAGGTAGCTGTCCTTGGCACAGTGAAGGTGAACAAGGTATGAGTAAAGCACTGACATTAAAGGGATATCTGCCGTCTTACTATAACGATTTTGTAGAAATAGGCGAATTGACCGACAGTGAGGGAGCAGAACTGGAGTTGCTGGAAAAGCGGATCGGTGAGCTTTTGGATCAGTATTATCCGGAGTCGGCAACATGGGGGCTGGAACGCTACGAAAAGGACTTGCAAATTGATACGATTCCGGACAAGCCCTATGAGCAGCGTCGTTCTGTCATTATCTCCAAGATGCGCGGAAGCGGCAAGGTTTCCGCCCAGTTAATTAAAGAGATGGCTGAAGCCTATGACGGCGGGCAGGTGGATGTTAGCGTCCAGTCTGCCGATTATACCTTTATCATACATTTTATCGATACGATAGGCATTCCTCCTAATCTCGATGATTTGAAGGCAGCTTTGGAGGAGATTAAACCTGCTCATTTGGCCATTGGATACGCGTTTAGCTATCTGCTTATTCGTGACATTCATGAAGTGATGACTTTGACTGAAATGGAACAAACCTTATTGTCCAAGTTTGCAGGAGGTGTTTGAAGGTATCCCGCTATTTTTCGTAAAAAGTCGGTATAGCTCTTTTCACAACAACCTGCAGCAGGAAGGAGGGAGAAGCTATGAATGAACAGACGGCTTTTATGCCTGTGGCTCTGTCTACCGGAGGAGTAGTTGAATATCTTTTCGGCGGCTGGACGACGATGCTGACATTGCTGTGGTGGATGGTGATTATCGACTTTTTTACCGGCTGGGCGGCTGCCTGGATTAATGGCGAGCTTAAGAGCCGATCCGGATATTATGGCGTTTTTCGGAAAGTCACTGTATTTTTGCTTATAACCATTGCTCATTTAATCGACGGTATCCTTGGAGACGAACATTATTTCCGGGATGCGGTCGTTTTCTTTTATCTGGCGAATGAGCTGCTGTCCATTATTGAAAATGTGGGGAGAATGGGCGTACCAATGCCGGATATTTTGCGCAACGCGGTAGCCATATTTCAATCCAGGTCAGTAGCTAACAGGAACGGCAAAGGCAATACCGAAATGATTGAAATTGAAAATGGAACGAAGGATATGAAGGAGGAAGGTCTCAGCCAATCAGAGCAATCCTCAAAAAACAAACTTCAGCAGAAGAACACGGCAAATCATGAAAGTACAGGAGGGTTTCTTCACACACTGGTGATAGACCCGGAAAACATTTTGGAGGCAAAGAAGTCTTTGGCTAACTCTATCAATCAAGACAATCAGGAGACTATTGATCCTTCTAAAGACCCCTGAATGCATTGAGCGGGAAGATACTGATTCATGATGATTTTCAAAAAGTCACGGACAATCAAGTTTAGATACGAGGGTATACCTACAAGTTCTTTATGTTCAAGTTTACAGGAGGTGCTTTTAATGGCAAGTAACACGGAAAATCTAAATTTGCTCAAAAAAGATCCGTTAACCGACGGTAATGAAACCTTTAATATCCAAACGATGTTGAATGACAACTGGGATAAGATTGACGAGGCTGTGGGAAATTTGCAAGACGAAATCGCTAATCTGGACCCGGATATTCCGGAGGGAAGCATTTCGCAAAAAGGAATTGTACAGTTAAGCAGTGCTACAAACAGCACATCGGAAACACTTGCTGCTACGCCCAAAGCAGTTAAGGCGGCTTATGACTTGGCTGCGTCCAAACTTGACAAGAATCCTGCATTTATCGAATTGAGAGATGGGGCAGCGACTGCTGGACCCGCATTTATCGATTTTCACAGTGGAGCAAAATTAACCGATTTCGATTCCCGGATTATCGCTGAGGGTGGGAACGGTAATACCGGAGGCGGAAACTTGTCTCTGCAAGCTAATAATATAATCTTAAACGGCAGCACAACCCTAAACGGCTGGACGTCAGTAAAAAACAATTTAGACGTAGTGCGCGACGGAGGGTCCGGTCTAAGACTTATCGGGGAGACACATGCGTACGTCCCAATTTACCCGAAAGGAACATCTGCCGGACGTAAAGCATATATCGGGTTCGGTGATCCAAACTCCAATAATATGCAAATTGCCAACGAATACCCGGATGGGGATGTAATTATATGGACAAGAGGGTTAGGTGTCAACGTAACCGGATTATATAACGATGTACAGCAAGCAAAGCAATCAGTCGCTAATGGGAAAAATGATATCGCTGCCGCCATTAGGGACAAGGGACAAGCATCACAAGGTAGCGATCCGTTTGCAACGATGGCCGCAGCCATTCGCAATATTCAAACCCTGAGCAAGACAGCGAACGGCAATGCATATGTGTCTAATAGTGGTAATGGCACCGTCACGATAAATGTTAATCTTAACATCAGAGGATTAGGTTTCCGCCCACGATATATACTTGTTTCTTGTCATTCGTACAATCCGTCTACGGGGTTTGAATACGCTTATCTTAACAACATACATCAGGCGTCTACTAAGGTTAGAAATGGTGGCTATACTCATAGTTTCACATCGACCTATACACCATTAGACGACGGCTTTGACGTTGTCGTTAGTGGCAGCATAACTAATGTTAGCTCTAGTTATACCACTGAGGTTCAGATTAATAGCTGGTTTGCCATCCAATAAATGGGGAGGATATGTATGGAAATTGGACACAAGGTTTTTTACCGCAAGGCTTCAGGCGCAGTCATTTTTATGACAAGTGAGATGAATGGTCATGTCAGGGAGACAACCGTAGAAGAAGATTTTGAATTTTACCCGCAGCTCTAGGGCTACAGTTGGGACAAGGTAGGCGTGTTACAATTGGAGTACGGCCAGTACACCGATGATTTTGCCCGTGCATCAAGCTACTATGTTAATCCAGAGTCAGGCAAGCTGATGTTTAATTACCGAGATGACGAGGCACCTTTGACTGATCAGGTGTCTGAACTGAAAACAGCATTAGCCGAGCTGACAATGATGATCGCTGCTGCGCAACAGGCGTGA